CGTAAAAAGGTGGTTTTTTCGTTACCAACGGTATGATAGAATACTTTGTAGAAACGTATATATCGTCATATGAAAGAACTTCACATAACACCCCGCGCAGGATTTATTTTAGCTAAACCATTCATCATGAAGGGGGTCTTTGTCTCGGCACGCGAAGAGGCGGGAGCAGTACAGCATTCAACCGTCATTGCCGTAGGTCCTAATCTTTTGGATGACCATGGTTTTGAGCGATCTGCGCAATGTAAACCGGGGGACGTGATATTACATAAGTATGTGCCCGATGAGTTTGAGCTTAATAACGACAAGTATCGTATGATCCACTTTGTGGATGTGCGTGGAGTGTGGGATAACGCCCACGAATGGAGCTAATACTATGAACGATCAAAAACATACAGAAGTTAAATTCAATAAAGACGCAGTAGACGCGATTTATGAGGGAGTAAAAGAAGTGACTGAGGCGACTGTCACAACACTGGGGCCGATGGGTCGGAACGCTCTTATTGACTTAGGATACGCTATAGACATTATCCACGACGGAGTCAGAACAGCCGAGAGCATTAACCCTACTGATCCCTTTAAGCGCGCAGGAGCCCGTGTTGTGCAGGAAGCTGCCAAAAAACAACGTGATGCCGTGGGAGATGGAACAACTGCTGTTATGTGTTTAACCCAAGCAATTCTTGACCAAACCCTCCAAGCTACAGCAAGTGGTATTAACCCAATGAGTTTAAGACGAGGACTTGAAAGTGGCTCAAAGAAAATTGTGGCCGCGTTAACCGATATGGCTACCCCCGTTAATACTTTAAGGCAAAAGACCCAAGTGGCAACTATTAGTGCAGAAGATGAAGAATTAGGCAAGTTAGTTGCAAAAACTATTGAGGACATTGGGGACGACGGGGTGTTAACTGTTGACACTTCAAAGGCTATGGAAACGTTTGTTGAGATGCAGGAAGGTATGCAGATAGACAAAGGGTATGCTCATCAATTTATGGTAACTGATCCTGAGCGACTAACGGCAGTTTTGGAAGATTGTCATATTTTAGTAACAGACCATCCCCTGACAACTATCGCTGAAATTGCAAAGTTTTTAAATAACGTTGTGTTTCCTAACACAAAGAAAGTCCTCTTTATCTCTCCTGAAGTGGGTATCGACTTCATGCAAGTACTACTCGGCGCAAAGCAAAGTGGGCAATTCTTGGGAGTAGCCATGCGCGCCCCGGGTATTGGTAGTGGCATGACTGACCAGTTGCAAGACATTTGTGCATTAACGGGGGCTACGTTGATCGCAAAAGACCGTGCTATGAAGTTTGACGACTTGTCATTTGATGTATTGGGTCGTGCTTCACGGGTTACCATGTCTAAGATTTCGACAATAATCACAGGCGGTAGCGGTCACAGAAAAGACGTGTTGCAAAGGATCGCATCAATTAAAACACAAATGGAAGATGACACTATATCTGAGTGGGAACGTGAGCAGCTAAAGGCTCGTCACGCACGGCTTACAAACGGTGTGGCTGTTATTAAGGTTGGTGGAGAGACTGAGATTGAAGTGAAAGAGCGCAAGGAGCGTGTTATTGACGCTGTTGCTGCAACACAAGCCGCAGTGAAGCAGGGAATCGTCCCAGGCGGAGAAACTGCATACCTTAATGCACTTACCGTACTTGATGATGCAGTCCTTGGAGAAAAGATATTAAAAGAAGCATTAAAAGAGCCATTTAAGCGATTAGTATCAAATGCCGGATACGATGCAGGGGAAAAACTTGCACAACTCACGCAGACAAACAAAAATAAACAGGTGGGATTTGACGTTTTGGACGGACAGTTTAAAGATATGATGACAGCAGGTATTGTTGACCCACTTCTCGTCCCTGTGACAGCCGTTAAGACCGCAGTCTCAGTTGCTGTTCAGCTTTCTTCACTCGGTGCTGCCATCGTTCAACTAGAACCACAAAAATGATCTGCCTCTCATGTAATAAAGGACAAGCTCAAATGCACGAGCTATATGGGGCTCTGCCGTGTAAAGCGTGTACCAAGCGTCAACGTGCATACAAACCACGAGAAACAATTGAGATAACAACAAATTCAATCAAGGAGGATCGTAAGAAGTTCTCAAAAGACATTCTCCAACCGTACCGATCAGGACAGGTGTCAAAGGAATATATTGAAGCGTATGGGACTGAGCGCATTGAAGCAACACCACAGGAGATTAAGAATGCTCGCAACGTGTGGGATGACCTAGGCTACTACAAGAAAGAAGGATGAGAGAAATTAAATTCAGAGCTTGGGCAAAGGCGGAAGACAAAATGTATTATGCCGATAAATCAGACCGGTTTCGCATCGGTTTCTATGGCTGTGCTATTTATAACGGTGACACTTGGGCTGATGATCTAGTTGTTCTGCAATATACAGGTCTAAAGGACAAGAACGGAAAAGAGATATATGAGGGGGATATTTTACAGAAACCTATTTTAAGCACGTCGTACTTTTCAAGAAGACTAAATCGTCAAGTAAGTAATGGGAGAAACAAAAGAAAGACCGTAATTTGGGAACAAAGTGATTTTAAATGCGGGTGGAACGTCGTCAAATCAAATGTCTGGGAAGTGATTGGAAACATATATGAAAACCCAGAATTCATTAAATATGACAAGACTCTCTGACATTATAAAACCAGGCGACATTGTGGCCACAGACAACGTCGAAGGTTATGAAGGAAATGAACTGGCTGTTTACCTTGGTGTCAAAACAAAAAGAGGCGAGGGACTTTTAGTTATTAGTTGGATTACGACAGGAAGGAGTTTGTATCAAGTTTTTACCAGTGATTTCAATAAATTTTTTTATCCCGTGCGACTTGTTGGATTTGACCGTAACCAGCGCATGATTTACAAGCGTATCAAGAGGAGGTTTACTCATACAGATGGTAGGCTGTTTACCGCCGACAGAAAATGTAAACGTATTTATTAAAAATGTTTAGAGCAGGATCAACGATCAGAAACGCAATAACGGGAGAACTGTATATAGTCCTTCAGTGTTTCAAGTCCGGCACTCTAGTTGCCTCAATACAGGACAACCGTACGCTCGTTGACCCAAAGATTATTTTGAAGCGTGAGTATGGTAACTACGAAGACGACCAGAAACTTAAAAAAAACGACGGTGACACCCACTGGAGTAAAATAGAGATTGCATGATAATACTAATATCCGCAATTATATTTTTCTTTATCGGATACTTCATAGGGCGTGGTAAAGACATACGGCCTGAAATATCTGTCACCGCAGATGACGTTGTAGAAAAAATTCGTGGGTATATGCCCAAAAAGGATGAGATTGGCCCCGTCGAACGCCCTACAGCACGAGATGTTGAAATATATAAAAATCCAAAACTAGCTGAAGAAGACCGTATAATGACTGAGGCTTTTGACAATATAGTTATACCAAATCGAGCTCAACAATAACCGCAAGATAACCGCATGCCAGGAAATCCAAATCCAACTCCATTCAAAAAAACAGGTGCTGCCGCTAATCCAAATGGCAGACCAAAGAAAGCGTGGACAATGAGAGGGTTAATTGAGCAGGCCCTAGAGGAAGAGCAAGAAACGGGGGTCCCAAAGAAGCTTGGTATTGCACGAAAGTTAGCGCAACTTGCGCTAGAGGGGGACATTGTTGCCATTAAAGAGGTTAACAATAGAATTGACGGCATGCCACAACAGGATATAACCAGCGCAGGGGAAAAGATTGAAGGGCCAAAAGTTATACTGGATGTAAATGCCAGAACAGATTAACTTCACAAATCTCGCACAATTCCAACCCAGACAACTTGACGCTTGGTACACGCTCATGAATCCAGAATGTAAATATCTGCTCTATGGGGGTGCTGCGGCCGGAGGGAAAAGCTATTGGCTCAGGTGGGCAGCTATTGGTCTTGGGATGTATTACTTTGCGAAATACGGACTCACCCGTGTCCCCATTGGTCTTTTCAGTGAAGACTATCCAACCCTTAAAGATCGTCAGGTTATCCGCATGAAAAGCGAGATACCGCCATACATTGGCCGTTTAGTTGAATCCCGGGACGAAGGATATGCATTTGTTGGGGCAAAAGAATATGGAGAGTTTATAATACTGCTCCGTAACCTCGATGACCCTTCAAAGTATGCGAGCGCTGAGTTTGCAGCCATTGGTGTTT